CAGACCTGCCGCCTGGGACAAGTAGCTCGGCGGCGCCTGATACGACTGCGTCGTAGAAGCCTGCATGGGCAGACCGCGCAACTGAGCGTTCATGAACGCCAGCTGTTGCTGCGGATACTGCGTCTGCATTGCATAGTTCTGGATAGCCTGGTTCAGAACGTTTTGATCGTACGCTTGACGTGACGCGCCATACTGCGCCTGCGTTCCAAGAATTCCTTGCTGTGCTGCCAGTTGTTGCGTACCCAGATTGCCCAACTGACCGGCGCCTTGAATGGCCTGGCCATAACCCGCCTGCTGAGCGCCAACACCTTGCAGCCCAATCTGAGCGCCTTGCATACCAGCTTGAGCGCCTTGAATACCGGCTTGCTGTCCCTGAATACCTGTCTGGGCACCTTGAATACCTAGACCGGCGCCTTGCATACCGGCTTGAGCACCTTGAATACCGAGACCAGCGCCTTGCATGGCAGCTTGTTTGCCTTGTAGTCCAAGATTGGCGCCAAACTGTTGGGCCTGACGCGCTTGATCAAAAGCCGATTGCAGCCCGGTGGCTTGAATACCGCCCATCTGCGTGGCTAAATTGCGCTGGCGTTCTGCCTCCATGATGGCTTGACGACCGCCACCAAAAGCCCCGGCTTGCGTGGCTTGACCACGCTGTTGTGCGCCCAGAATATCCGACGCACGCTGTGCTTCGCGTTGCTGTACACCCACCACGTTTTGCATGTATGGGGACATATACGCTTGCGTGGCGTAGGGGTCAGTTGCCTGTTGTGCGTACTGTGCTCCTGCTTGTCCAGCTTCGGCCCCGTATTGCATGCCTTGTAGGCCTGCTTGCGCCCCCATGCCACCGTAGCCCATGCCTTGACGCCCCGCTTGTGCGCCCATGCCGCCGTACATACCAGCTCGCTGTCCTGCTTGCGCCCCCATGCCACCGTACTGAGCACCAAGACCGCCGTACTGACCCGCTTGTCCTGCGGTTCCAAGAGCGCCCATGATGCCAGCCCCAGCCACGTCCGTGGCTTGGCCGTACTGACCTGGAACTTGGAGGTTTGCCGCTCCTTGGTATGCTTGGTTTTGCAACGGATCAAACGGAGCGTAAGCAGAGCGAGCGGCCGTCATCTCTCCCGGTCCCAAACCTCTAAGCATCGGATTTCCGCTGGCATCAACCTCCCCTGAAGCTGAACCAAACGCTTGGTACGGCTTAACGCTAGTAATCTGCGTGGTGCCGTCGGGTCCGGGGGCGGTATTAAACAGCTGCTGCTGGGTAGCGCCCAACATTGTCTCTACATACGGACGAGCGTATTCAGGAATGTTAGAGGTGTTGGTTGTGCTTTGAGTCGGCGCCCCACCTCCGCCGCCACTTCCGCCACCACCATACACAATCCGGCCGCCCTCCTTGCGAGTGACGCAATCTCCCAATGTCTCGCCCATGGCGTAGAGTTGTCGGCGTGAATAGCTCATAATTTGATCCTCATCACATGATGGGTTTCTTCCATACCCATCTTTTTGTACATCGGGACTAGCTCATCGCGACACCAGCATTGCGCCTTGGTAGCCCCATATGCCTTCATCCATTCTTTGGCATGCTCAAAAATGTGCTGCCTGACTATCCCCTTGCCGCCCATCAAATTCACATGGGCTACCCGTTCACGCGGATAGTCAATAAAGTCAACTGTCGCAGCACCCGTTATCCCGACTTCCAGCTCTTCCCAAACCAGCAAAAATGTCTTGCCAGTCCGAACCGAGTACTCCACCTGTTCAATCGTGATTGCTTCAGGATCTATATCAATCGCCTTTTGCAACAGTGGGGCTGCAATTGGCCACACCTTCGGCAGATGAATAGGTAGTACTTGGTGAAGCGGCATGTTTAAGCAGGTAGATATTTACGAGGGTTAATCTCTCTACCCTGCTTCTTTGTTCCTGTTCTGGCTTTACGAACCTTGTCCATCATGCTGTACAGGTGCTTGGCGCCTGCGTCAGTGGAGCCGTTGCCAAGGCCAGAGACTACGTCGGCCGGCACAACAAACTCACCGTCAGCTAGGCGGGCAGGCTGTTTGCCAGAGATAGTAGCGGGGATGTTGTCCGACATACCGTCACCCGGGCCTTTGAGCAGACGTCCGCCATCAGAGTAGCCGCCCAGGTTGGCAATGCCGCCACCTGCCATGCGCTCGGCGCCCGTCATCATGTCCACATTAGCGTCATCAGCTCCTGCCACAACATTGCGGGACACGGGGGTCTGCCAGGGCGTAGCGTAGGCCCCTTGTCGAATGTCTGCCTGGGGGTAGCCGGTGTTGGCACCCAACGCGTTCTCGCGAGACATTTCTTCCACCGGACCGCCAGCAGCATAGGGTTTGTACGTATAAGGGGTGTACGTATTGGGGTTGTACGTAAACTTAGATAAAGGACCGGAGTATCCGGGAGGCGCATAAGCAGCAGTTGGCTTGCCAAGATATTTTGCAGCAGCCAATCCAGCACTACCGTACTTTATAAAAGGATCTGAGTTTTTCCAAGCATCATAGCCCCTGGAAAGCAGGTTCATAATGCCGGGCGTTTCTGGAATTCTCCCGGTTGCCGCATCAAGCATACCCTCTACTGGCGGAATAGCGGCTCTTGGATCTCCTGGCGTAAATGGAACTTCTGCAGCCCCAAGATCCATACCCCATCCCGCTTCACCAGGACCAGCAACACCACGGGCCAGAGCATCAGAAACGCCCGCATTTCCAAGAGATGCCAGTTGCGTCCCCGGATATTGCCCGGCGCCCTGCGCGAGCTGACTCATGGCGGTTTGATATTGAGCAGGAATTTGCTGAGCAAAGTTACCAGCCTGCAATCCTTGACTGGCAACGTTGCCAGCACCTTGGGCGGCCTGTATCAGGGCTGGATCGCCCATCTGCCCAGCGCCAAGAATGGAAGAGGCAGAAGGAACAGCGCCCGCATTAGCCGCTTGCGCAAATTGAGCTGCAATCTCGGGATTGACTACAGCAGTTTCTGCAAGGGCAGTTTGAAAAGCGGGGGATAAAGCCCCCAAGCCACCGGCCAAACCAGCGCCCGTAGTGAGCCCCGCACCAGTGCCAAGACCAAGACCGGCAACGCCAGCGCCCTCAAGCGCAGAGACTCCTGCCATGCCTTCAAGAAAACCACCAGCACCTGCAGCAGTTCCGGCAACCTCTGCTGCGCCTAATGCTTCTGCCGCTAGGGCGGCTTCACCAACTCCACCACCAGCCATGGTGTTCTCCTAAAAAGTTGTCAAATCGTACCATTTTCAGATCTTCGACACAAACGTCGCCGTGAAGATCACGGACGGTATTGCCGGGCGTGTAGGGGTAGCCGCCACGGGCTCTGACTGGATAAATGCGTCAGTATTTGTGGTGTGCCACTGTAAGCTGACGTTGTCCCCTGCGGCCATATCAACAAGCAAGTTCACCGTACCTACCGCATAGAACGGCGTTGCTGGGTTCTTACGGGCGGCCATACCAATCCGGGTGTTGGAGCGCGGTATGTTGGTGCCGTTATAAAGAAACCAAACGTCGATGGATTCCGTGGAGTTGGCCAGGTTGGCGCACTGAATACTGTACTGAAAGTTATACCGCCCCGCTTTGGCAGTAGTTACTTGATACCCGCTTACCAACGAAACGTAGTTAGACGCGTCGGTGTCAGTAAACGTAATATCGTAAGCCGCTGTGGTGCTGGCTGCCGTTTGTGAAGCCGAAGATGAAAACGCCCCGTTGGGGAAATAAATGGCCGACCCATCATTGATGGGGGACAATGCGGTTGTACGCAGCTGGCTGTTAAAGCTGTCCAGTTGATTGAAGTACAGGCGCAGGATGTTGGTGTACTGATCCATAAACCGCTGGTCGTACTCGACCGGGGCGGCTGCCAGACGCGGAGCAACGAACCTGTTGAGGTCTTGCTCGGTATAAACAAACAAGTTGCTCATCGACGACCATCCGGGCGCACATCCATACGCGGGGTTCCCAGCTGCCAGGCCACACCAAGTTCAGTGGACTCCACGCGAAACGCCATCTGACGACCACGCAGACGGACATAAACCTGCTCGGTGAACTGCTGCACGTTGTAGGACTGCTGGCCCGCGTAGTTCTGCGTGCTCTTGACCGCCGGGTTGTCCGACGTGCCGTAGTTGGTGCCGGGGAACTGCCGTGGGCGCACAGTAAAGTTGGCCTGGGGTTTGTTGACGTTCGAGCCATCAAACGTGATGTCGGGGATCATGCGCCACACAAAACCAAAGTTGTGGCCGTCGCCAATATCAAAGTCCGAGGACTGCACGTAGGCAGTGATAGGCGAAGCGGGATTAGTCGTGCCGTCGTCGTTGCCGGTTTCGTGGTACACCAGCTGGCCGTTTGACCCAGCGTAGGGAGTGGCCATCGGCTGCGAGCGCAGCGGGCTATCTAGCCAAGAACTGCGAGCCAGCGTGCCGTAATACCAAGTGCGCTCCAGGTAGTTGTAGACAACGTACTTGTCTATCGTGGAAGAAGAAGCAGAGCAATAAAACCACCAGATTTCGTTGTAACCCTCATTGGTTCCGGCAAACGCCTGGAAGCCCTGCGTGGTATTGATGTCGTCATAGACGTACTGACGCAAGGTGCATGGAAGGGTTTCCACTCGACCGGAGTACATGTAGAACTTGTCGACACCCATCCAGTACGTAATGTTGTTGACTGTAGCAACGCAGTTGGGGCCCAGGATAGAGATGTTGTCTCCCATGATTTGAACACCCCAGACGTACGGGGCTCCAAGATACTGCATGGAATAAATGGCTGCATCGGTCAACACCAACACTTCCTGACGAGTCTGAATGGCCGTAATAATTTGCGACCCCCGGCTCAGTCGATAGCTACCCGCTTGGTTGGTAATGGACGGCGTCCACACATTGGGGCTTTCTTGGTCGGACCAGCGCACTAGCATCGGGTCTTGCGCGGTCGATCCGTAGTCGTTAACGCCAAACGCCAAGATAAAGCGAGAAGCGTCAGACACCATGACGTAGTTACAAACGACCGGCGCATCAGCCACAAACATCAGCGAAGTGCCGCCAGTTGTGCCGCTCATAACAACCGGCGTAAGTAAATCCACGGTAGACGATAGTGTGTAGACCAGCGGGGTAGCGGTTTCTACTAGATAGTACGTGGTGTTTGCGGTTACCCCAGTCGGAAGCGTTCCGTTTGTCGTGAAGTAAACGCCTGTGCCCTCAGCCAGATAACTAGCCAGCGTAACCTCAGAAGCCCCAATGCTAAAAGTCACCGTCTGCTGGGTGAGCGGCACAGCCCGGTTAAACTGCGTGGGCACAACAGTATTGAACGCCCAGTAGTAGATTGGGCCGCCACGCGGGTTGGCGATCAGGTCTTGGCCAAAATTAGACTGGCTCCATGTGCGCAACTGAACACTGATCCCAGACGCAGCTTCATCACCCCAGCCTGTGTTTGTGCCGGGTGCAGCCACAACACCGCCCCACGTACCAGCACCCCAACCGTTAACGGCGCCAAACACACTGGGGCCCGTAGCAATCTGGTAGTACGCAATCGTAAGCGATCCGCCGTTTCCAACGTCGCTGGCATTAGCTGCAACGCTGGCTGTAATACTGTAGGTGCTGGGAGAAAGATAGGTTACCTGAAACTCACTGTTGAGGACGGCTGCCGTGATATTGCCGCCCAGCGATACCGCCCCGGTGAACGTCACGAAGTCACCCGTGTTGCCGCCCCAGCCTGAGTTAGTGACAACAATTGTGGTTGAGCCAGACGTAGCGGCAAAGGTTACCTGGCCTGCCACCGTGGTGGCCCGAAGCGGCGTCACATCGTTGATGTCCCCGCCAGTCCCGTTCTGGATATAGAGTTTTGAGTTTGTCGCAAGGCTCAGCAGGTTGAACCCGTTCAGGGACACCCAGTTCCACATGGATCGGCAGATACCCCAGAACATACCGGTAGGCGGCACGGCGGGCTCGGTAACTACGCCAGCATCCTTGACCCAGCCACCAATCTTCTCGGGGTAGCCGGAACGGAAGCGCACCTTGTCGGACTCAAACCAACCGCCCTCGTTGGCCAACGTGGTTGATTCCCGGTTGACACCCGGTCGGAACTGAAGTTTCTGTAAGGGCATCTGGACTCCTACGACATGAACAGGGCGTGCTCGTCGAGTCGACGTTTTTGTAACCCTTTCAGTATTTTGCCACCAGCCATGCAGTACTTCAATAGTTCCTGTCCTGCGCCTTCTTTGTCCCCCCGATTGAGCTTCTGACGAAGCGTCGAACGCTGGAGTGTTCCAAGACCGACGTTAAAACTGAAAGACACAAGAGCGTCAAACATGCCTTGTGTAAGAGGAGCAGTGATGTAGGTGTGAACCCCTCGCTCAAAGCGAGCCAGATCTGCGCGAAGTATTCCATCGATCTCGTCCATTTCAAACGTTCTGAAGTCCTCGATCTTCAAGGCAAACCCATCCCGCTGGTCAATGGGCAACTTCCCCTGCTCCGGGTACAACACATGTCCAACGCCGATTGTCCAGAGCTTGGCTGGGCAACGGTAAGGCTTTTGTCTTACACCCTCATGGTGCTTGATCATGGCCACAGCTTTGGGGCTGACGTTCATTTGCCGAATGCCCGACCGCCAAAGTGGAACGCAATAATGCTGGCAAAGAGCGCCTGGGTCTCGTCATCCCACAACTGGTCGGCCATGTCTTGGAACCCAACGCCGGTGCTTAGGCCGTGGTAAACCAAGGCGCAGTCAATACCAACCAGCAGGAAGAAGAAACCATAGGTAATAGCTGGGCGCACGCTGGCCCGGAAGTTTTTCATCCACTGGCTAGTGCCCTCGTTTAAAGCCGTGTCATGGGCGTAGATGGCCTGCATCTCAGCTTGCTGGGCGGCAATCATGGAGACCTTTTCGTTGGACTTGGTCTCAATCTCAAGCTGCTGGGTGTGTATGTTCTCAACCCGCTCCTGGGCCTCAAACCCCAGCTTGCGCATCTCAAGCTCCCGGGCGATCTGCATCTGGGCCAGCTCCAGCTCATGCTTCTTGTCGCTGCGGTCTTGGAAGAAGTCCAGAATCTTGGGCAGGCCTCCCATCAGGAAGGAGATCAGGGTAGAAAATAGTGTCAGCATTAGTAACTCTTTTTGGTTAACATTGATGAAGCGATGAGCAGCATGGACTGGGCGTCCTCTACGCTCTCAGGTCGATCTTTGTACCCGACGGTAATTTGACCGATGAAACGTGTTGCGTCGGGTGGTACAGAGATACGACAACCGTAGGTGACACCAGCCTCGACGTACCACAGGCCGACTTCGCTTTGTGGCTTTGCGTAATCACTGCATGGCGTCTCTCCTGCCATAAGTTTGACAACGTCTGCGTTATTGTTGGGATTCTGGGTAAAGAGACCGACATCGATGCCCTCCATGCGCTTGTCGCGCCCTTCCTTTGTATACGCCCGGTACAAGACCCGGGTGCCAAATAACGGGTTTACCTTGAAGATGGCCACAGTCTGTGCACCACCGTACTTGAAGAGGATTGCTGCGGCGTCGTCCGCCCGGGACTCATTGATGCTGGGTAGCTTCTGGCTTTCTTTGTAGGCCCCAACCAGCAGCTCTTGGTTGCTGTAAACAAACCAAGCGCAGAACCCAAAGACGAACATGACCAAGAGGGCGATGAGCTTGAACGGACTATCCACATACGTCAGTATGCGATCTAACACTCCCAGCGTTTTGTCCTGCTCGCTCACCTGTCGCACCTTTCAATCAGTTGTCGGTACTTGCCGATTTTCTGCGTGATCCGCTCGTTCTCCAACCTGAGCTTGTGCATGTCGATGTACATAAACATCATCACCGGCAACATGATGGCGAACAGAAACGCCATGATCGTCATACCAACCAAACCCCCAATCGGTTCTTCTGGTGCAACATCACTGACCAGATTAGAGCGACCAGATACGCCAGCATTACCAGAACGATTACCACCTCCAGGGCCACCTCTTGCATTTGATCTAGCTTGACCCTGCGTTGCCATTCCAGCTCCCTTTGCATCTGCTCGGCTAGTTCTAAATCCCTTTCATGTTCTTGCTCCAGCCTGAACAGCGTCTGCTCAAAGTCAGCCCAGAACCCACCTGGCAATCCTAGCTCGTAGATGATCATGTTGCGAAGCTGCTCATACTGCTGCTTCAGCTCCATCTTGCGAGCCACCTCCTCAAACGCCAGAACCTGCAAGGACTTGTCCTTGGGTGGGTTCTTCTTGACCTCTAGCTCCGCCTTCTTTAACGTCTGCGTGTGCTCAAGTACCTTTCCTACATGGTGGGTGACTTGGCTCGTCAGGTCTGCTACTTCTTTGCCAGCTGCTTGAGCTTCCTTGACCAGCGCACACAGCTTTCTGACACCAGAGATAGCGCCAGAGACCATCGTGAACGCAGTGACAGGGTCCACATTAGTAGAGACCCTCTTTGAAGATGTTCACAAACACCGTGCCGTCCTCAAGCGCCTCGATCTCGTGCAAGATGTTGGCGGGAAGGTCAAGCGGCTGGGTTTCCGCATTCATCACGATCTCTTTGCCCTTAACGCGGATAACACAGGAACCTGCCTGGCACACATTTGCGTGGTTGAAAGAGTGCTGGTGCATTGGAAGCCCATCACCCTTGTCTGCGTGATAGACATTAAACACAGCCCCCGCATACACAAAATTGTGGTACGGGGTTATCTGCCTCATACGGTCTGAGTCCCGGTTGTTCCGGGGTAGGGAGCAGGAGGTGGCACGACAATAATTTGCTGCGTTGCAGTATCGTAATACCACTGATCCGCGACAACATCGTCCGCACAATCCACCCAAAACAACGGCGGGGCAACCTCAAACGCTTGGTCGATTACCTCCGCAACACGAGCCGAATTGGGTATGGTGACCAGTACGGGAAGATATTTAGGACCGGATGAGTCTGGATTTAACGTCCAACCCGTTATCTCTTGTACTTGCGTTGCTGGGTCAATCAATGCTTTTTTCATTTTTTCTCCTTAATACATAACAAACACGCCGCCACCGCCACCGCCCCCACCGCCACCGCCACTACCACCAGCTGCGCCCCCTGTTCCACCATTAGACGCACCGCCGTTTCCACCGCCAGCCCCACCAGCCCCACCAGCACCGCCAACGATCCCGTTAGACCCAGTAGAGCCTGGGCCAAATGAAGCACCACCACTGCCTGCCGGGTAACCACCAGGCTGTCCACCACCGCCACCACCACCACCAACGCCACCGCCGCCACCATTGCCAGGAACACCACCAGCACAAGGGTTAGAGGTACCCTGGCTACCGGTTGCTCCACCACCAATTAAACTATTGTAGAGAATATTTCTTCCTGTAATTAAAGACACACCAGAAAATGTAGCAGTACCGTCTGCTCCATTGGTGATGTAGCCGCCCCCGCCACCTCCAGTGCAGGATATATATGTACCAAAAGAAGACGTACCTCCTGTTGCCCCAGAAGTACTACCAGTCACCCCGCCGTTACCGCCACTACCAACAGTAACTGAAATAGTTGCCCCAGGAGTAAGACCGGATATATATGCGCTTCCAGTACCGGCATACCCGCCAGACCCCCCTGCACCACCGCCACCACCACCAAATACCGCAACCTGTATTTTTGTAATACCCGTTGGGACAGTAAACGTGCCGCTTGTGTAAAAAGCCTGAAAAGTAGCACCTGACGAGGTTGCAGTTGACGTAGCCGCAGTAGTCTGTACGGTCGCATCATTGAACGTAATTGACGTTCCGCTTACTGTGATTGCCATGCTCTATCTCCTTGATTACGGTGTGCCGCCAGCGATCACGTTGCTCAACGTGGTGAATACGCCAGCGGAAGTCATTGAGGCAATGGTTGTCGCCCCGTACTTAAAAATCAAATTACCACCGGACTCCTCAACGGTAAAGTTGGTCGTTGCTAGTTTAGTGGCGTTGGTTGCATTTGTGGCGTTGGTCGCGTTGGTCGCGTTAGTCGCGGATGTGGCGCTTGTTGCCGTTGCTGCGTTGCCGTTGATGCTGATTGACCACGTACCAGAAGCCCCAGTACCTGTGGCAGAGGGGGCGCCAACAGTAGCGTAGTCCACCGTACGAGCCGCCGATCCGTTGAACGAAGAACCCGCAGATGCTCCACCAGAAGAATTGAACGTAACCGAGTTTGCTACAGACCCGGCAGACCCTGTGGTGTTTTGGTTTAGTGTGGGCACATCCGCAACTTGAATTGCCGACATTACAACGTTTGTACCGTTACCGCGCAGGAACTGAGCGGAGGTTGTGGCTCCGGCCAAGGCGTTGATTGCTGTTTGCTGCGTTGTTTGACCCGTACCGCCGTTGGCAATAGCCAGGGTTCCAGTCAGGTTTGCGGCGTCAACCGAGTAGAAGTTAGTGCCGTCGCTGAACACTTGAACTTTTTTACTAGCAGGGATAGCCACCCCGGTTCCAGCAGCAGTCGTGTTGCCGATGACCGAGCTGTTGTAGATGGTCAGCGTGTAAGAACTGTTGTTCCAAATTATGTACTGCTTGGGGTTGGGCGGTGCGTACACGGCAAAGCTGGCTGCCGTTGTAGTCGTGAATGCCAGCGAAGCGTAGACAGCCTGGTTGGCTGACGCCGTTGCCGTAGACCCGCTGACATAAGTAAGCGCCTGATTGGCGCTAGTAACGGACACAGTCTGGAAACCCGTAATGGCAGGATCAATAACATACGACAACGTGTTGTTGGTCGTTGTGCCCCAGGTTCCCGGTTGGGCGCCGTTGGCGATCAGCTCGATCCGTAGATCAGGAGAGTAAGTAGACATGTTGTGTCCTTATCGAAAACGGGGGCCTCTCAGCCACATTGTTGCCGATTTACGCACTCCTGACGTAACCGGCACCACACGATGCTCCAAAAACGATGGAAACGCAATCACTGACCCCTTGACCAGCGGTGCGGTGTACTCGGAATATAGCCGAATCTGGAACTCTCCGCCAGCAAATTCGGCAGGATCATTAAGCAGACAGACAACCGTCAGCTTGCGGTCCAGGGGCAGCCCAGACAGGGGGAAAACATCCACGTGCCAGTTGTAATGCTGCTCCGGCCCGTACTCGGCAAACTGGATGTTCTCGTTGTCTGAGACGTAAAAATCCCACTTGCAGACCTGGTTGCCCTCAAAGGCGGTGTTTTTCAGGTAGATCTCCAGCCAATGGTTGGAGTCCGCAAAGTAAACGGTAGTGTTGCGGTGGATATGGTCTTGGACCTCCCCGTTGCTACCCATGGTGGCATCTTTGCTTGGCAGGGAAGAAAACTCCTCCACCGCCTTGTCGCAGATGTCGGCAGGGACAGTGCCCATGTACCAGATTGGGAGATGACTCATGGGGCGGGGGGTGTTGGGGTTGGTTGCGGCGGAGCCCACGGCGGCGTTACGTCTGTTATCGGATCGATTTTGTCCGCAATCTGTTTGGCAATCTGCGCGTTGACATGCTCTTCGTACATGCCGGTGACGACTGGTTGGACCCAGCTCAACACAATGGCCTCGGTCAGTTGGTCAAACGGCACGAAATCTGGCTGCGCAGGATCGGGCTGGAACGGTGTTGCGCCAGCAAAAGTGCCGGTGTTCCCATTCTCGTCAGTGCCTGTTTTAGTCCACTGCACGTTGACGACATAATTTGATAGCGGTCCAGCAGAGACTAAGACCTTCATGCCGGTTACTGCCCATGTATAAGTGACAGCCATTTTTACTCCTTATTTACTTTTGCTTCCAGCGCAGTCAACCGCTCATCAATTTCCTTGATGGCCTCAACCAACAGCGCCGACATTTCACCGTAGGCAATACTGTACCGAGTTTCCTCGCTACCGCCGACAACCTCTGGAACGATTGGCAAAACATCTTGCGCCAACATACCCATGTGGCGTTTGGTTTTATCTTCCAGGTCCGTGCGGGTGTAGGTACAACCGGCAAGTTGCTTAACCTTTTCCAGCGCGTTGCGGATTGGTTCAATGTTGTCTTTGACGCGCTCGTCAGAATCAGACCGCACAGAAGTTGCGGACTGGAGATAGTAAACATATGAGGTGCTATTTGGATCAACATAGTACCCGGTGTTATCACTGTCGTAGAAAATGGGTGCTCTAAAACTTCCATAAGCCTGTACATAATTTCCCGTATTTATGGATAACGCTACGGTTCCAGTACCTGATATGTCTGCACTAGACCCGTTTACCCAAAAATAAAACCCAGAGGCGGCGACAGAATAATCTACCCCAATACCAGAAAACTTAGTGCCGTTGGAACCAAATACAATAACTGGAAATGTGGACGCAAGATATAAATTGCGGTTCCAACCACCCGTCATGGAAGCGCCGCCATTATTTGTCAGCGTACCGTTAAGATTAGAACCACTTGCCGGGTCTACGTAATATCCGGTGTTGTCGCTGTCGTAGAAAAGAGGTGCTCTCAAACTGCCCAAAGACTGGGTATAAGCACTCGTAACAGCAAGAACTGATCCACTTCCTGTTGCAGTGCCGTTTGGATGAAGCCCAATAGTATCTATGCCTGCAAGTCCCGAACTTCCCTGAAAATAACTCAGACCATACGCAGTTGCGTTACCAAAACACCAAATTGGGTTTCTTGTGCTTACGTAGTAAACATCATTACGGAAACCGGTGTTACCGCTAGAGGTAACAACTCCGGCCATGGTTAAGTTGCCAGACATATCCATCTGAAGGCGGTTTGCACTGGCTGACCATCCGCCAATCCTAAACACGTTGTCCGAATCCAGACCCATGTTGATGGCATAGTACCCACCTTTGTGGAACGACATAAATGCCGAATTATTTCCTGTGGAATAGGCCTGCAACGGAGGGTTGCTCAAACTTCCAGAGGTTGGCCCAAGGTTAGACTGAAAATAATTTAGGCCCGTCCAAGTATTGGTTGTGCCTAAAATAGACGCGCCGGATGGTCCTGTTGGGCCAGTGGGGCCGGTAGGTCCCGTGGGACCAGGGCCGCCGGTAGGCCCCGTGGGGCCTGTAGGTCCAGGAGAACCCGTGGGGCCGGTGGCACCCGTAGGACCAGTAGGCCCGGTAGGCCCGGTAGGTCCAGTAGCGCCTTGCGCTCCTGTAGAAGTAATGGCCCACGAAGCAAACGTACCGGAACCGCCAGTCAGCGTCACGTTCACAGTCAGCGTGGTGCTGCTAAACGCCGTGATGTTGCCTTCCATGTAGTTGGAAACCGATGCCGTACTGAAAATACGGATGTACTGACCAACGGCAAATGCCGTAGCCGTAGATGCCAAATCGGTTGTAAACGTCTTGGAGCCCGTGGCAATAGCCACCGATGACGTCGATGTCATGGCGGTGTAGCCAAGACCCGTGGGGCCGGTAGGTCCCGTTGGTCCGGTCGGGCCGGATACGCCAGTAGCCCAAGTCCCATCACCACGCCAGAACGTAGTGGACGAAGCGCCCGTACCGCTGTTAAGGTTGGTAACCGGCAAATTGCCTGCAACGCCCGTCGCCAAAGGAACCTGGCCTGAACTGTTGACCAAAGCTCCGGTGGTTGCCAGGTTTGTAGCGTTTGTCATTCAATGTCCTCCACGGCGACCATGTACACCCAGTCACCCTCCAGCACGGGATCGCAGGGCACAAGGCGCTGCGTCTCGCTATCATACTCTCGGAACAGGTTTACGCGAACCAAATTGCGGTCACGCAGCTGCTCGTCCGTTGGGGGATACCACTCGCACAGCTCCCGGCAATCGGCCACCTTGGTCACAACTCCGTCAATTACTTCAGCTACTAGCATGGTCTACCTCAGAAAGTCGGGAAAGCGCCGCCCGGCGGCGTGAAGTTGGCGGTATATCGGGCCACGCCTTTAGTGATGCGCAGGTCATCAAGGTAACCGTTCCACGCGTACGTGTTTGTGCCGCCGTACCGACCAACGTATATAAACGAGCCTTGGTCAAGAAACGAGTTGGCCTGGCTGCTTTGCGTGACAGTCAGTGCGGTACCGTTTACATAGATTGCAATTGTGTTGCTGTTACGCACAACCGCCAGGTGGTACCAAGTGTTGATGCTGAACGCATACGTTGCCAGTGCCGCCGTTGAAGCCGATCCACCCAACTGAACCTCAAGGCCTGAAGAGGTTAGCGACACGTACTTTGACGATGTTGACGCATCATCGCTGACAATCATTTTGTAAACAGAACTGTTCTGCGCGACAGCCAGATACAGCCAAGTCTCAACCGTGAAGTTGCTGGCTGCCGGAATCGAGAACGTGCTGGTCTTTGGCAAAACAAGCCAGTCACCCGTGCCGTCCAAATAGACAGACCCCGTGCCGTACTTGACGATGCTGGTGCTGACCTGCGCGTTTCCAACCGTCTCCAAGTCGTTGATCGTCGTGTTGTCAAAGATGCCCGCGTTGGTTGCGTTGACCAACAACTGAGTATTGGTAATTGCGGTTACAGGGGCGGCGGGTGGCACGAAGGGGCCGGTGTAGACTGCCGTGCCCTTGACTAGACGGAAATTGGCAATATACCCAACCAAATTTCTTGTGGCATTGAAGTCAGCGCCAATGTATAAAGTTCCCACAAAGTTAGATGACTCTGTTGTTGATTGAGAAAAAGCCCCATTGATATAAAGAGACAATGTTGTGCCACTACGAACCAATGCAAAATGATTCCATTGCCCGGCGGCAGGCCAAGATGGATTTAATTTTACAGTTGCGTTATTAAAAATTTCTATCTTCGATGTTGCTGCTGTATAAAAAAACAACAAATTTGGCGTGGCAGAACCATAGCCAAACACCGTGTAATATCCTGTCGTTGGGTTTGCCGGCAGATAGTTCCAAAATTCAATTGTAAAATCACCTGCGCCTGGGTATAGATTGGTATTTGAAGCAGGGCCTACTAGATAATCCCCCGTGCCATCAAAGTATGCAGACCCGCCGTA